CTTACCAGCGGGACGCTTATCAAGTCCCTTTTCTTTGAGCATAGCCGCAACGTCTTCAATATGAAGACAATCGCACATGCAAGCACCAGTAACTACATTCTGAATTGGAGCGATTGAGCCATTGCAATAGTCATTGCCAGGAGTTGCTGAATGCAAGACTCCGACCGCTGATATATTGCCGCTATGGTCAATCTGAACAATCTTATCCCCGTTCTTTGCTTCTCTGCCATTTCTGTAATGCATATTTTTCCTTTCAAGTTTATACTTTTGTACGAGAGGCTTTCGCCTGAATCTGTGCGCTTTCAAGCTCGTTTGCAAGCTTGCGAAGAGTTTCTGGAGTTAGAGGAGTTCCGCATAAATTGAATGTTGCGGAGTTGCAATAAGAATGCAACGTTAGCTCCTGATTTACGAAAATGCTATTTTCGTTATTGTCTCCATTGTCAATAAACTCAGTTTTAAGAATAAGAGCTTCGCCGCCTCGATTTTTTTCGTCAAAGCAAAAAACGTGTCTATGCAATTGCTTCTCAGTCATTTGCTACCTCAAAATATCCAGAAGGAAACTGTGAAACCAATAACGCAGCCAACCGTAAAACCAATCCAGAATAGCTTTCTCTTTGTCATGACCTTTAATCGGCCAATCCAAGCAACTTCTTTTCTTGCTCACTTAGCTTGCTCAAAGCTTTTTCTTTGGCCGCTTTCTTTGCAGCAGCCCGCTCTTTAGCACTTTTCTTTTTGCGAGCGTCAATTTCTTTTGATTCTTTTATTTCTGCGCGAATATAAGCTTCAATCTCCTCGTCCTTCATAAAGAAGAACTTCTTTGGGAAACCATTCTTATAATCCCAAATACTATTCTCTATAAGAGTTGGAGACCATTTACTAGGTTGATAGTTATAAGAAACCTCGTCCTCGTCGCTTTGAGGAAGATAGATTTCTCCCATACCGCCTTCAGGAGCGTCCTGGAAGTACCAGTTATACTTAGCGTCTTCTACGTCAAAAGCTTTATGAATAACAACAAGAATCTCGCTGATTCTATTGTTTATACGGTCTTCATAAGCGCCTGTTTCTCTTTTCAGAGTTTCCCAATTAGAAAAAACGCTCCTGTCCAAAGGACCGGGAGCGTTATCAACCTGAGGCAGTATTATGCCATTATGAGAGTATCTGTTCTTGATCACCTTGTTGCCAGCGATAACTAAATCAGAAGTTGCTATCTGATCGCGAGATCCACTTACAACAGTAGAAAAAGAAAACTCCGATTGTCCTCGAATGAGGTCGGAGTCTTCAAGAAAAAGAACATTGCCTTTGCGCATAACTGAAATCTCCTACTTCTTTTTCGGAGATTCAGCGCCAAACTCAAACCATTACACCCAAGTTTTATGGGCTACCGTAAACCACTTTAATGACCAACAAAGCCGCTTGTGCTTGAGCGTCAGCAGCAGCAAGAGAATTACTAAGCGATTGTAATTGCTGAAGAAGAAACTTGATTGGCATTCCCTCAGGAATATTAACCTCAATCAAAGCCTTGTTTGTCAAATCAGGCTGAACTGTAGTAACAGCCTTTGTTTCACCATTTACATAAAATGTTATTGCCATAACTCTCTCTCTCCTAAATGCACTCTCAAAGCAGGTGAGGGGACTTGAACCCCTGACATTTTCCTTGGCAAGGAAACATTCTACCACTGAATTACACCTGCAAAATGCGGGTAAAGGGAATTGAACCCTTACTTATTGCTTGGGAAGCAATCAGGCTACCATTACATTATACCCGCTCTCAGAAGGATTTTCGACCAAATCAACCGTAACAATGAATTGCATGTTAACATGGGTTATGTTAGCGAGCAATTCTCTGTTATGAAGGAAGAAAAACATGGCATTCAAAGATAGATTTCCGAAACCAACGCTCATTTTCCTCGGTATTGCTTGTGAAATAACCGATTGGAAAACAGTTTTCATTGATTTTCAGTCAAACAAGGTGTATTTTAATGCAATTTGCGAACTAACAGTTGGAGGCTACCCTGTTTTCTTACAAAACTGTCAATTCAGCGAAGAACTTGTTTGGCAGTTGGACCCATACGATCCTTATGCTGCAATAACTGCTTCGGAGTTTAGTCTATCCAGGCATGATCCTTCAACAATGCAGATTGCCTTCTCTGTTCCTTTAGACCAGATTGAAGTATTGCTTGCTTTGCCTGGTTGAAACGGCTAGGGTCGGAGTCGAAAAGAAGGATTTATTTCCATTCTATTAGAATCTATTTATATGACTGTATCATGCTTTTGTAATAACTGTGGCTGTGAGTTCAAGAGACTATCCAAAAATCATAGCAGATTTAAGGGAAGGGGTAACATCCATTCATTTTGCTCTCGAACATGCAAGGCTGCATTTTACAGTAAATCTTCCAAGGTCATTTGCCGACAATGTTCTGCTTCCTTTATTCGAACCAACGCTGATCTAAAACGATCTAAACTCGACAAATTATTCTGTTCTAGATCATGCTCCGCTACGTTCAACAATACTAATAAAACTCATGGAACTCGTAGAAGTAAACTTGAGGCCTGGCTTGAAGAACAACTAACTAAAGCTTACCCATTAGAGATCCACTTCAACCGAAAAGATACCATCAATTCAGAACTTGATATTTACATACCAAGCCTAAAACTTGCTTTTGAACTGAACGGTATTTATCACTATGAACCCATTCATGGACCAGAGAAACTTGCCGCTATTCAAACCAACGATCATCGAAAATTCCAAGCATGTCTGGAAAAAGGCATCGAACTTTGCATTATTGATACTTCAGGTTTTAAGTATTTCAAAAATGACAAAGCTAAATGCTACTTCGACATCATCAGAAAAGTGATCGATTCAAAAAGCTAGGGTCGGGATCGAACCGACTTGCATCCAGATAACCTTACCACTTCGGCCCTATTAGGGCATGTTATCGAGCAAGGGTATTGCTCCTAGCCATGAATCGCGCCGTCCGGGATTCGAACCCAGCACCTCTCCTGTATGAAAGGATAACCTTTTGCCTATCGACCTATTCGGTATGTTACCGGAAAAGGCGTTATAAGCGTGCTACCATTACACTACAGCGCGAAAAAAGATTAGGGCCTCTTTCAAGGCCCCAATCACTTTGCTAATCAATTATTCTGTACCATTCTGAACTAAAAATATGAGGGTGAGAGAAGATAAACCCAGCATCGGTACAAGCTAGATTGTAAGTTAGCATAAAGCCAACCATCTTCGTCTTGATACACTCATAATAAAGCTTGTCAAGCTTTTCCTTATCAACAGATTCTGGAATCTTGCTCTTTTCAAGCTCGACCGGAACTTGAGCGTCAAGCGCCTGATAACGAGCCTTTACTTCCTCAACAGGGATTTCTCCATGTCGAACCTTACGCAAGAAATCTGCGTTCGGACGAGGGAAAGTAATCGTGCCAGTTTGCAGAAGTTCAATACACTCTTCAAGCAAACGAACCGCATGGTAAGCATTCTTAACGCTATACCCGAAAGAAGCGATATGCTCCTTACGTTGCGCTCCAAGCTTTCGCATTTGCTCGAAGTAATCAACAGCCTTCTTCCATTCTCCAAGAGCAAAGCCCTGCATAGGCTTGATAAGCTGCTTTGATACAAAGAGGTGCTTGTTGTCGATCATCATCTGACCGGCCTCAGTTACCTCAAGGATATGCTCTTTCGGAGCAAACAAGATTTCTGCCGTGTTAGGGCTGAATCTCTCAAGCAGGTTGAAGAACTTTGGAAAGCTCCAGATTACAGTATCCGGATCTTTGGTTTCATGCTGTTCCCATTGTTTACGACCAAGAAGATATTCAGCAGGCGGGATTACAAAGCCTCTGGTATCAATGTCGCTTGTTGGAGTGCTGCATCCGTACAGATGAGAACCAGTTCTAACGAGCAAGTCTGGCTTCTTGTAAAAATCTACTGTCATAACCTGGTCCTCCTTTCATCTACAAAATCAACTATTTGAACTTTGGGTTTATCAACAGGTCTTGGCAACCTTGTTATAACTCGTAGCGGCTTTATTCTAGAGGGTCCACCGCTAGATATCAAGACAAAATTGCCTTTTCCAAGTGTTTGTTCAAGTATTTTGACAACTTTTTTCATAAATCAACACTGGATTCAAAGTCAGGGTGATTGGATTTGAACCAACGATCTTTTGCTCCCCGAGCAAACGCTTTGCCAAGCTAAGCTACACCCTGTTCTCTTCATAATGCAAAATACGATGACAATTTGCACATAAAACTCTACATTTTTCTATTTCTTGTAAAATGGTCTTCAACGAACAACCATTCCTAATCATATCAGCTATGTTCTCGTTTTTATTTTCTTCATGGTGGAAGTCAAGAACCCTAAAATCAGATATCTTGCATTGAGAACATCCACGCTCTTGCTTTATTATCTCAACTTCTTTCTTTATATTTTTGCGGTATTTTTGCTTAGTAGGCCAACGACAGCTATGACATTTTGAACGGTAGTATATTCTACCATCTTGTTTACTAACACCAACTTTGTCAAAACTGGTAAGTGGTTTTACTTGCCCGCATTGCTTGCATTGTTTTTTATTCATTACAGTCTCCTCGAATATCTCATTCGAGAAAACTGGGGAAAACTCCTCTTGGCCCCCAGCCAAGCGTTCTGACCAAGCTGAACTACACCCTGATTAGTGATATCTATGACCGAACATCTTATCATGTTCGTCTATTTTGTCAAGCACTTCTTTCATTGCTTTGAGCAATGATTTGTTCTTGACTTCAAGATTGCTCTTTTTGCCTCCATAACCATTATCCATCCAAATGGAAGCTGAAATAACCCATTCGCCAGAAACTTCTCGTCTAGAAGAAACTTCCCAAGACGAAGGTATTGACTCAAACCTGCGAGCTACTTCTATAAAGGTATTTATTGTCATTTGATACGCTCTTCGATACCGCAAGCAACAGCATAAAGCTGGTCAACCTCAGCCTCTAATGCTTTTATCTGATTAAGATAGCTTATGATAAGCTCAGGATCGCTGCTGTCGTCAAGCGTAGAAGAAAGCTCTATGGTCTCGTCTAGTTTTTGCAAGGTCTTTTCAAGATACTCCTTTTGGAGTCTCATAAGACTGCAACGGCGGGCCTTATTATCGTCGATTTGAGTTGCATTGCTCATGCAAGACTATCGACGTTTGCCCTTTTGGAATTTAGGCAATCACAACCGCTGTTATTCACTGCGAAGCTAATACCAGAGCTTCTCGAATCTTATTTTCCTGCTGCAATCCAACGAGCGTTGTAAGCAACTTACCCTTCTTGAAAATAGCAAGGGTCGGAATAGAGTTAACATTGCAGTTCTTTGCAAGCTCAACATTCTCTTCAATGTTGGCCTTTACAAAAGTAACGTTAGTCAACTCATTAGAGAGCTTTGTAAACGTTGGCAACATCATCTTACAGGGCATACACCAGTCTGCCCAAAAGTCAACGATCACAACGTCATGCTCTGCGGGGTCAAACTTGGAATTGATGATCTCTTTCATTTTGTTTCTCACTAATTTCTATCTAATCAGAGTGGCCGGATTTGAACCGACAGTCTTCTCGACCCAAACGAGACGGAATACCAAATTATCCTACACTCTGTTACCTTCTTTATCGAATAACTTCTTTAATTTCAATTCAAATCCACAACGATGATGCAATTGGTGACACCAAACACAAACGCTTCTAAGGTTTGACCAATCATTATCGTGATGATTGCCATTATCATGATGAATGTCTAACATTTTTACATTTTCAACAGGACCGCAATTCTGACATTCATTATTAGCTGCTTCAAATACTTTTTTTCTTCTAGACCTATTATCGTAAGGATTTCCTGACCAACGAGAAAATCTAGAAAGATAAGTGTTTTTACACTTATTATTACAAAAATGCAGCCCCGTCTTACTCTTTTTTAGTTGTGAAACTGTTTTTCTTATTTCATTTTTACAAAATGAACATTGTACATTTTTTGATTTTGAATCTTTTATATGAGCTTGCTTTTGACAGTTCCTATTACAATAGACAAACGAAAACCTCTTTAGGTAAGAGGGCTTTCTATATAAGGCTGTTTTGCAAAATTTGCAATGACAATTTGTTTTCATATACTTATTTACAATACAAGAAAACAAATTCCTTCTTGGATAAAACAAATTCGCGCTACCAAGCTGCGCTACACCCTGAAGAAACAAAGATAAATATGGGGTGCATTTAGGAGTTCAGATTTTTGGGAAGCCCTTTCGGGTTTACCTCTTTTATCTGAGTCATAAGAGGCTACTGAGACCCAAGCGTTGTTAACCTAAATAGCTTCGACTTATCCTTGATATGCTACTATATTACCTCTATCGTCATAAACAACAATCTTCCCCATTTGATCCACGCCAACTCTTCTTTGTCCTTTTGGCGCTTTCTCAGAAATCTTTTCATATTTCTGAGTTTTCTCATTGAAGACTGTTTTTACTTGTTTGGCTTTCTTTGCCATAAGTGGAGACTACGGGAGTCGAACCCGTGACCTTTTCGATGCCATCGAAACGCTCTACCAACTGAGCTAAATCCCCGAAAAGCGGGGAGACCCCAACAAGGAGTCTCCCGCAAGGAGGTCGTCCAGTTAACGACCAGTAAACGCACTAATTACTTCGACAAAATATCGAGATTACCCTTCATAATCTCTTTAATGTCGTTGGTTTTTCGACCTGTTATATGGTCTGAAACAAAGTTCTTATAGAAACAGTAGGTTCTTCTAGCTCCGCCTCTTCCGGTATCGCCAAGAGCTTTCTTACGCTTTGCTGCGTATTCGCTGTTCTGTTCAGAGAACTTTCTCTCTTGGACTCTACCGCATAACAAGTTGTATGCATGAGCTTTGTTTTGCTGAGGCGAACGATGAACTTGAGACTTAACGGCAATCCCTGTTGGGATATGCTTCATTCTACATGCGCTCTTGCATGTATTTACGCCTTGACCGCCTGGACCTGACGCATTTTGGAATGTTATCTCAATATCTTCGTCTCTTATACTTGCTGATTTGAAAGAGAAGAGAGGAAGAACACCAACAGAAACCGTTGATGTATGCCTGCGCCCGCTTCTTTCAGAAGGAGGGCATCTTTGAACAACATGCTTACCTGATTCATTCTCGAAAGCAGCTAATGCGTCTTTGCCGCTTATTTCAAGCGTTGACGAACCGTAATCGGTATCAACGATTGTAATATTTAGATTCTTCTTTGTGGCATATCGAACATAGACCGTTGCAAGTTCGTGAACGAAGTTTTTAGCGTCTTCGCCGCCCTCGCCCGCTCTTATTTCGATGAGAACAGAAGACGGGTCAAAGCAACTCCTGACCCTTATGCTGAAGGCCCTTGTTCCATTGATTCTTGTTATTACTCATGGCAAGCTCCTTTCTAAATTAGATGCCATATCCAACAAAAGCGATGATGGGACTCGAACCCATGACCTCCGTTAACAAGCTTCAACCCTCTCGCGTTTCAGGTTGATACTTCACGGTTCGCTGGCCGCTGCGCTACATCGCTAAGTTTTTGAACATCTCTAATAAGGTTAGTTTTTACTCTAACAGCTTCAAACCATTCAGCCTTACCAGGATCTTCGCAGTGAGGTTGTTCGAGAACTACGTCCGCCATCTTAGCTTGTTCTATTAGCTTGCGAAAAGCTTCAAACTTCTCAGCGGTCCACTCATTAGAAGGGATTCGGTCTCGACCATACTCCATTATTACGCTTAGTACGCACATAACTCATATCCTAAACTGGTCTACCTGGATTCGAACCAGGACGAACCAGGACGAACCAGGACGAAAAGATTTTAACTGGGCGAACAGGATTCGAACCTGTAGCATCCGGATCCAAAGTCCAGCGTTCCACCATTTGAACTATCGCCCATTCTTTCCCGCGAATGTCTCTGTTTGACTATGGCAGTTTGGACAAAGCAATCTTAGGTTTTCTCGTCTATTATCTCTACAGTTACCATTTTTATGATCAAGCTGAAGAGACAATGGTTTATCATTCCAATTCGGACCAATTTTACACGAAGAACATTCATTCACAACAATATTTTCTTTTATCAATCTTTTCTTAAGAGATCTACTGTTGGTGTAATTTGAGTTTTCAACTAGAATTTCTTCTAAAGGTTGTCCTTTACAACCTCTTATTGACTTATTTTTGTTTGAATTTCTTCCAAGAACTATATGAGAAAAATCAATTTCATCACTAATCAATCTTTCTTTAAGAGTTCTACTGTTTCCACCTTTAGGACTTAGACCATATTTTCGCAAAATAAATGAAAGAGAATCCGTAGACTTTACAAGCTGATCTAGTTCTTCTCTTGGTATGGCCCAAAGTATTGATTTTTTCTTTCGCATATCTATCTCCTGTAAGATAGATAATACAAATAATGGTAACACAACCCTTCTTTTGTCTCCTATGCTACCGTTACATCATAGACCAATGTTTTACTTCTTCTTAGAAGAAGCCAAGGCTTCCTGTCTCTTACGACGAAGACGCTCTTGATTCTTACGATGCTTTCTTGCCACGTTTTTTTGCTTGCTTGTCATTTTTCTTCTCTTTCTTTACTTTCTCTTCTTTCAATTCGAAGAGTTTGTCTCCAACAAGAACCGACCCGCCCATGACCTTTGCAATGTTCAAATGCATCTTAATTTCAGACGCCTTCATTCCGCTCTTCTTGAAAAGTTCTTCAAGTTGTTCAGCCGTTACTTGAATAGGCTTACCTGCTTTGCTAGCAGTTTGTTTCAAATGGTTGAACTTTGCGGCGGAAAAGAACATTGCAAATCTCCTTATGCGGTCTTTATTCTTACAGAAGCAACCGCAGCAGTCTTTCGGAGATTCTCAAGCGCTGACTCGCAGTTTTCACGACTTGTATAGCTTTCGCCAGACTCAGCCGTTATACGACCAGAGGAGTAATGCCTCCAACGCCACTGAGAAGTAGCGTCCTCGTACAACTCAAAGCCGTCAGGATTCGCTGCCTTCTGAACTTCATTTCCTGCTACGCAACCCATTTTATGTCTCCATTCTGATTAGATTTTGCGCCAAAAGTAAACCCGTATGTTACTTTCGCTACATATTCCAAACAGCCCGACCTGGATTCGAACCAGGACTAACTCTTTCAGAGAGAGTTGTGCTACCGTTACACTATCAGGCTAAATTTCTTAATTCTAGTCAATATCATTATCGTAAAATCTATACTCGTTCATTAAAATATCTTCTACAGATTCCTCAATTAATGATAATAGATCTATAGTTTTCTTTTGCAAAGGAGTAGATGATTTATCTTCTTCGCATAGTTTCTTGCATTCTGCTAAAACTTTGCGCATTTTCTTTACTTGTTCTATTGCATCTTCTGTAAAATATGGCATAAGTGGACCTGGGGAGAGTCGAACTCCCTACCTTTCCCGTGCGAGGGGAATGTTCAACCAAATTGAACTTCAAGCCCATGTTCTATGCTTTTCCGAAATCCATTCTCTGCCATCATACTCTTCTATTTCCCATTCTACATCGGCAGGAATGCTAACTATCTTAAGTTCTGACAAAGCGCCAAAAGCCCTTTCTCCCAAGGTTTCAATACACTCAATAAGAAGAGGATCGTCTTGCTATTTGCATAGTATTCAGAAACCTTGTAGGCAATATCTTTCATTCCTCTTTCGAAGAGCCAAAGAGCAGCCTCAGGAGAAAGACCAAAACCACCATAGCAAGTATTTATGACAACCTTCTTCTCAGCGTCCATTGCTTTCCTCAAACTTCTCTGCTCGATTTGTAGTGAGCAGTTGCGGGAGTTACAAACGGTATTGGCTTGCCGTCTGGTCCAACACTAACCATCGCAACCGTTGCCGTTGTAACTTCTACTTTTTCGTGAGTATCGCCTCGTATGGCTTCTACTTTCACTTCAATCGTTACACTTTTCGTTCCCGTCTTTATCGTTCTTGTAGAGAACGATACGATGTCGCCTATAAGGATAGGCTTCTTGAAATCCACTTTCTCAAAAGAAGCAGTAACCCAACGATGAGCGCCGTGATTCATGGCTTCAACGAGGGCTGCCTGGTCTATGTAAGAAAGAATAATACCACCAAAAATTGTTCCATACTGGTTTGTATGACGAGGAAGCATAACAACCTGAATGGCGGTAACGAAAGGTTTTTCTTCCATAAGTGGAGCCTGCGAGATTCGAACTCGCCACCTATTGCTTTAGCCCCTTTTTAGTCTTAATAAACAATAAAGCACTAATTTTGATTCTTCATATAGATGGTAACAAATCAACATCTATCAAAAATCTATCACATACTACTTTAACGTATTCCTCATTAGTTTTATACTGAAAACTTTCCCACAAGGAAAATCTAGGACCATTACGCGATTTATTCAGCCTTCCAATACAAACATAAATGTTTCGTATAGATCTATCTAGATCATAAATACAATGACGATCTTCTTGATTTTTCAAAACACTTAACAGCCTCTTGCATCGGCTCTGTAAGGCGTCTATTTTTTCTTTTACTTTGATATCAATGTCCATAAGTGGAGCTTATGGGGATCGAACCCACCGTCTCAACCTTGCAAAGGTCGCGATTCACCTTCGAATCTTAAGCCCCGCTACCACTTACCTGCATGCTTCTCTCTATGACATCTACAACATAGAAGGTCACACTTATCAAGTTCTGTCTTCAATCTTTCCCAACTCCAGCATTTCATTTTATGAAAATCCGGATCTTTTTCTTGCGGATTGCGATGGTGAAAATCCATCGCTTCATAACATTCACTATAGCCGCATTTCAAACACTTGTTACCCTTATATTCTATCGCTTTTTTCTTCTGATCTTTAAAACGTTTCACCGTTTGTTTACTGTGGCATTTTTTGCACAAATTCCTTGAATAACCGTTACGCCCATTCTTCATCATCATTTCAGGATTTGATTCAGAACAGCTTTTGCAACAGTAGGATTTTTTCTTGACAGTTGTTAGACTAAATTTCTCAAGCCAATATCTTGCATTGGTTTGAGAAACACTTAACTTCTCTGCTATCTGTCGAGTTGAAAAGCCTTCATTAACTAGTTTTAGTAAAAGCTCTGAATCCATAGAGTATATTTCTATACTCTAGCTCAGCAATCCTTTTTTATTTGCAAAAGATGAGCTAAGACCCCAAAACAACCAATATGTTAGGTGACCAACGGGGGTAACTTAACAGGTTAACCGTAGGTACATTCGACTGGTTGTTAATGCCCCTACCCGGATTCGAACCGGGAAAACGTCGGCTTAAAAGGCCGCTGCTTTACCTGATAAGCTTCAGGGGCGCTTCTTATTTTTGTCCGAAATCAATTCTTCCCTAGATTTCGGCTCATGACCTTTGGCAAACCACATCTTAAACTCAGACTCGCATTCACAACACTTGGGAGGCTTATTACCTCCTTGGTCAAACGCAAAGGTACATCCGCAATGACATTTAGTACCTTCAAGTCGTTTCATAATAGCGGAGATAGGATTCGAACCTATATGGAATGGCTTATGAGACCACCGCTGGGAACCGTTCCAGTCTACTCCGCAGTCTATATTCAAATCGACAATTACTCAAAACTTCCTTTAGAGAACACGATTGTTTTAGTCGATACTGAAGTGAAAGAAGAAAGGTTAAGTATGGACACAAAAAACATTCATGTCGATTTTGAAAAGCTATCAGCAAGTCTTGTTGACGTTCTTCCTATTGCTATTATTATCTTCAACAGCAAGCATGATATAATCTATTGCAACAAACACACAGAAGCTGTATTCGGATACAAAACTGAAGAACTTATAGGAAAGCCTCTTAGTTCTCTTGTTCCTGATAGATTCAAAGAAAGTCATAGCCATGACGCTCATGAATATATGAAAAACCCGAAACCAAGGTCTATGAATAATGGACTGGAACTATATGCTATTCACGCAGACCATCATGAATTCCCCGTAGAAATAGCTCTTTCTCCATTAGTCAAAGACGACGGAGAACAACTTGTGGTAGCTTCCATTCTTGATCTAACTAAAATGACTTCTCTTATTCTTAGAGTTGATTCTTCTGTTTTAGCTAACACTGAACTTCAGGGCAAGATTGTTGCAATGAAAGAAAAGATGGTAGAAATGGAAGAGAAGTATTCTTCGCTTCTAAAAAGCTCCCGGTTGGATTCGAACCAACGTGTCGTTTAACGATTCTGCTTTGCAGGCAGGCCCATTCAACCTCTCTGGCACAGGAGCATGGAGGCGAGGGCAGGACTAGCAACTTCTTACCTTGCAAGGGTTTTGGTCTTGCGACCAAAGAAGTCTACCTGCACCAGTGTCCGTAATACCAGCCGCTCAAGGCCGCCAGACATCGTTCTATACGATGAGCCATCGCACCTTAAACTACCTCGCCAATAGAAACCGCAAGCGCTAACCTGTTGTTTCATATAACTTCAATATCAAACGTTTTACCCGGAAGACATTTTTTGGCTATAGTCAGTCCTCTAGGAACGGAATAATCTCCAACAAAAACGGATGAACCGTATTGTTCTTTGGATACTATGGCCTCATAGTAAGATGGGGCTGTTCTTTTAAGAAGAACATATCCTATCTTTTCCTTGCCATCATAAATGGCAATTCTCATTCTTAGTTTCATAAAGCCCGCTACAGGACTCGAACCTGTACACTTCTGAGTTGCAGTCAGAGCCATTTGTCCATTTTTGGTAAGCGGGCATTTAGCTAGTATGGGATTGAACTGGGAAATGCCTACACAGGCTATCCCCCCATAGTTTTGAAGAGGAGGATATAAGAGTTGAACTTATTGATAACCCAGAAACTTCGACTAGCTAAACCTAGTTATCGGCTTTTCAACCAACACTAAGACTTCTTTACACGCTTGTTCCAAGCCTTGACCGCCTTCTTAATCAAATGAGTATCAAGGCACTTGTTACTATTCCAACGAGCAGGCAAATCGCAAAAACAAGACTTTGCAAAGCATTTAGAGCAACGAACATGCCAGGCATGTCCGCTGCATTCGACATAAGCATCTCCGCCGCAAAAAGGGCAGGGAAGCAAGTCGTCATGCTCAACTTCTTTGCGAAGAAAATGACCTTGATCGTCTTTCTTATTCCAGATTGGAACTTGAGTCTTCATGATTGCCTTTTCTATCTGGACGAATTTTGAAGTTTACAACCTCTATACCAGTTTCGTTGATTATAACTTCTATGTCATCAGGAGTTGTAGGCAAACCAAGCTCAGTATACTTTGCGCTTATATCTACAGCTAACCGAGCCTTGAACTTAGAGTTAAAAACTTCGTTGCTGATCATTTCATGAGTAAAAGACTCAATAGTATCCAAGCCTGAGTTGTCAAAAGACTCAGCAAGAGCCTTTGCAAGAATTGGGGAGAAAAAAAGGTCTCTAATCTCTCTTGCAATATTGTCTTTATTCATGGCAGTATTCCAAACTACTTTGCTAACGAAAGTATATCCCAAGCAGCAGTAGCGGCTATGGGCCGACTCTTATGAGTATATTGACCTGTTTTCTCGTTCTCAGCCCACCACCAAGGCCGACCAGCTTCGATTTTATGAAGAAGCCGCCAACCATGAAGTTGCAAAGTAGACCAACAAGAAGGAAATAGGTCTTCCCTTATTACATCAAGCGATTGTTGGGATTCGAACCCTGAGTCGGCTTTCACTCTTGTTATTCCTAGGAAACAAAACGTCAGACTCAATTAACCAAACCAGTATGCCTACCGGAATACAATCGCATCATTTTTCAAACCAAACCTTGTCTTTGCAGGAAGCTTCTCCGTTATAGTTGATGAAGATTTCTTCGCCCTTCCTGATTGACTTGACAGCAGTAAAGAAAATTTCTTTCTTGCTTTCATTGAAGTCGTATTCAGCATTGGCGCTTGAAGAATGATTGAAGAAGCTTCCATGACCCATTGCTATCGCAAAGGTATTCTTGCCCCATTCGTACCAGTAGTTGCTAAGGTCTGTTTGAAACAGACTATTAGTGTCTTTCTTCTTGGTAATCAAAAGAGGATTTACCAGGAACTTTTCGCCCTTGCGGATATCTTTGGTGGCAAAAACACCTCGACCCGAAATCTTGCTCACTTTTACAACTGTTGACATAGAACAGATTATAGGCGATTGTTTGACACAAATATCTGAAACAAGCGGATGGGGTCGGGGTCGAACCGACAGTCCGCCTTGCGACGGACGCCTGCTTTCCAAGCAGGTACAGAAAACCAACTATCTGAGTCCCATCCAAAGAATTCCTGCCGGGCGTCCCCTGACTACGCTGTTCAACCATATGAACTTCCAGGGCAAAAGCGCCCCAGATTGGATTCGAACCAACTACCTTCATAGCTCGCTTAGCGAAGCAAGAATTAACAACGCCGCTAGCAGCGTTGAAAGCGGAGAGCAAGGGATTCGAACCCTCATTGCGCCTTTTAAGACGCAAAACTAAATATCTCTTGAAACTATATCTATTTTCTTTCGCAAAACTGTAACGTCTTCTAGATATTCTTCTGAATCTAAATCTAAACAGTGATTATCAAGAAAGTTAACAACCTCTTTAGCTATATCTTTTAGAGATTCTATCCTAAACAAAAGTTCACTTTTCCATTCTTCTACAGTATCTCCATCTAATTGATTGGTTGATGCCTTATGTTGAGAATGCAGCATTTGGCGAATCAACTCTTCAATAGATGCGTTTTTATGTGATCTTTCTTTCATAAGCGGATGGTGTCAGAGTTGAACTGACGGCACCCCTTACGAGGTGCGGCGGTTTAGCAAACCGCTGGGAAAAACCGACATTCCCGTACCATCCAATTATCTTTTCAAGATATCATCGCCATTTTTTATAGCTTTGATTTCTTGCTTTTTCCAAACCAGAAGCTTATGGTCAAACTGACTCCACTTGCTTCTGTCTTTATCTGTCTCGAATCCCTTGACTTCCAAGTAACTGTCTATGTCTTCAATATAGAAATCAGGAGTATAAAATCTTTCTTTACTGTCGTAATTATAGGCAAAACGATTCTTATTTCTCTTCCATTTCACACCAATTTTATCAAGATACTGAGCTACTTCAAGCTCCCAAGTTCCATCAACTTTTATTAATCCAGCAATCGGACTATTGTAATCTATTTTCTTACAGCGACCAGCTTTTGGCATCCAACCATTTTTGTATCGTTTATTGATTGAATTTCTTATCTTTTCTCGTCGCTGTTCTTCTGTCTTTTTGGTCCCTGCAACGCCTAGATTTGGATGACCAATTAATTTAGCAGAAACCCTCGCAGATAACTCAGCGGCTTTTTCTTTGCCGTAAAGCTCTTCGTTAGTCTTGCCTTTGTTCCAAGCTTGTTGCTCGCCAGTTTTCCCTTTATTCCACGGAGCTACGCCAGTTTGCTTTTTAGCAAGTTTGGCCCGTATTGCTGGACAACGAGAAACATTCTTCTCACAGCAATAATTCTTACCTATCAGGTATCTACCCTGACAACCGCATCCATGTTTACATATTATATCCATACATTATATGTATCGACATAATATCATTATTGCTTCAATAAATGCAAACTGCTGCCGCCAACCATATCGGCCTACTCTCCAAGGCGAGCTATCTTAGCTCGCAATTATCTTACTGACCTACCGTAACAACTGGGAATGGGCTAGAGCAAGTAAGAACTTCTCCGCCGCCTTGTTCTGTTACAGTACCGCTAGGAGTGCGATATACAAACCTAGCAACTTTTACGTCTACGGTGTTAGTATCGTCATCTATTCCTACAATAACACCAAGAACTTCCATTTTGACCATTCCAACTGGCTGATCCTGGTCAGGATAAGCCTTTACGAAATCGCCAAACTGAACGTCTTTCTTTTCGAAACCTGCATACCCATACTTCATTGCCATTCTCCTTGTAAAAAGGCTAATAACAATTACCGTATTGGCAGATAAGTTTCCTCTACAAAGTGGGGACGGTAGGAGTCGAACCTACAAAGTCTCAAAGACGCCCAGTGTACCGCTGGGTTTGCTCGCCTTCTTTCTATCGTAATAGATCAAAAATTACTATAGAAAGTGGAACTCGCTTCGCCGCGAGGTTGGCTATCCATGCCGCGTCCCCGAATAATCCGATATTAAAGCGTATGACTCCAATATGGGTTCGTCAAACTAACTTGCCAGGTTTGGGCGATTTTGTTAGAATCTGCCCAACAATTCTTTCTCTTTCTTTAAGAGAAGGTCGTCCAATCCCCGTTTTCTTTGAGAATAAAGAAATGGAAGTTATTTTTCGAGACTGTTCATTTATAGAAGTTCTTCAAGAAAGACCTCAAACGCCATGTTATCTCTCAACAACAGCCATACTTAATAAGAACATCAAGTACGGTACTATCAAAAACAAATACTATGGCGTTCATTTCTCTCTTCATGGAAACGAAAATATGCTTCCATTTTCTATCGGAACCCAACTCCCTTACAGAGAGAAGTTTCACAATGCAGTAGCAGTTTTTTGCGGTATCGGAGTACCAAGACTCTATAGATACGGCAAGAACATTGGAGACGACAATAGAAAATACATTCTCAAATCTCTTATAAAGAGAGGTTACAATCCTGTTATTCTTGGTACTGAGAGCGACTATAAAATGTTCTGGTCTAATGTAGACATAACAGGATGTGTAAACATGCTTGGAAAGACAAAGCTCTATCAAGCAGTTCGCATCTTGAATGATTGCAAGTTCTTTATCTCAAATGATACATGCCTGTATCATTTTGCTTCTGGATTACAGAAGAAAGGCCTTGTCTTTTGGAGAGAAACCTCTCATAAGGTTGACGGCAATCCATTTGACAAGGACTTTATTCAACACCATCAAAGCGAGGATATCACAACTTACAAAGCAATTGTTGATAAGTTCCTTGACAAACAAAGTTCCCTCCCGGAATCGAACCGAGCTATCTAAGGTACGAACTTAGCGCATCGCCTACAATGCTTAGGGAACATTTTTCTTT